AATTATAGAGGGGGATCTTACATCGTGCGATATTTTAATCTTACCTTTCATAAATGCCGTACCAACTGCCTGAAATCTATATGTTATAGTGCCTCGCCATCGGTTAAATGGTAAGGCAGCCATGCTCAGAGCAGTAGGTGTAAAAACTGTTGCAGTTCCTTCATTAGTCACGAAACAAGCCATAGGAGTCACAGGAAAAGTATAACATTCCAGTGGTCCCGTCGTTTGGCCCGTGTTTAAATTAAATGTTGATACTATGGTCCAGCGCGATAAGATATTATTCAAATTCATGTGATCTGGATCTTCATAGCCTAAGTGCCTTGTATCTAATAGCACTTCATTCTTGTAATCACCAGCCAAACTATCTATATTGGTTGGTGCATTATAACAAGATAAATTGCCTGCCACGCGAGGTACAATGGGACCCGCTCCTTCTTGACTATTAGGGTTACTCAAACCCATAGCACCAAGTAAGGCTTTCACTCCCATCTCCGTTGCTTTGCCCACCATTTCACCACTAGCGGCTGCTATACCATCCTTAATTGTAGGTACATCAGAAGAAGGTCTATGGTGAGGATCTATGCAATACTCGTCTGATTGAGGCAATTCTGTTGCTGTTGTCGTACCAGTAAGTGATACATCTGTTAACCACGCATATATGGTCAATTCAGGTCGTATCCCACTACCAGTTGGTACACGAGTGGGGGTGATTACTTTATAATGTAACGCAAAAGAATCCTGTATAGATTCAGTACGTGTAATATCTAACCCATTCGAGGGACATATAATGGGTAAAGCTATTTCTCCACCCTTTTCCCTTGATAAATCAGTCACCACACTAGGTAGTTGTGATAATTGCGCTAAATCAGGCATGGTTCGACCATAATTTAATGGTCCTAAACCATTGTCCCTAGCATACCAAGGGTGCAAAGCTATAATTTGGCTACCGGCCATTGTAGGTGATCCCACTACCACAACCTTAATGTGCAATACAGCATTCAAATAAGCATAATACCTGATCTTATCCCTTATAACTGATAAGCTCAGAAAACTAAGTAATGGGAATGTTGTCACATCACTGGTATCAGTGGCAGGCCTAATGGCCCCTATGCGTCTAGGTCTTGATAAGTAATACTGTAAATCCCTTGATTCATGTTGCCTTAATGATAGCATATCTGTTCTTTGCAGACTCAGAGTCTGCATAGAATGTTCAGCTGACGATGTAAGTACAGCTGTTCCCGTTGCTACAACACTATTGTCTAGGTGATCTTCAGATGCACCAAAAACTTCAGATTGCACAACGTTATCATGAGAAGTTCGGCCCTCACGCCCGTTTAGAACTTTAGTGTCTAAATAACTGTTATTTATTTTATTTTCAGCAAGTGGTTTTCCTATATCTGGTTCACACTCATCCCCAGAGGATGATGAACTACTAGACACATAGTAGTCAATAGATTCATTTTCACTAGAAGCCTCTGGTGTCATTGGGTAATCATCTAGGTCAATGGCGCTATCCAAAGCGTCTTCTTTTTGCCACCACTCTTTACGCCTATTACGATATTCATAATATTCATCATAGTCGTACAGAGCTTCAGGCATTATCATAGAAATCTTATCTAATAACTCGCGTACGAGTAAAATTTTAGTTTCATATGTTTTTCTGTCGTGGTAGCTTAAATCATGAACGAAACCGCGTATAACACTGTAACCATGTTCTCTATCACTAACAGATGTTTTACCACGTACAAATAATGATTTCATCATACTCTTAACATCCAAGGCTCCGTAGTACTTACCATCTATATCACATTTAACACTCTTCCTCTTAAGGAAATCACAATCTAGCATATGTAAAAATGGTATGGGGGCAGATGTTTTATCAGGCATAGTCAGCGTCATACCCAAACTCTCCACTACTTTCTTGTATAATACATGATTAAAGTATTTAATCTTGGGGGAAACCCCATTAACAAAATCATCTCCATACGTTGTGTTATGACAATAAGTTCTGAATGGTGCTGGGTTACGGTAATAGTAATAAGCATATCTTTGCAACAATGCATTAGCTATACTATTAACGTGAGCTGTCAAATTGTGACCAGAAGGTAATCCACTATTAAACTCAATCAATGTACCATTAAAATGGCTCAAGTAATAAGTTGTATCAGTGGCCAAACCCTTAATCATCAATATGTCATCTGGTGTGTAAGTTGGTATATATTCCGCTATTCTAACAATCATTTCGAATGCTGCTAATACAAGTTGGGATGGAAGTTTTTGATCCCATAATTTATAATCTCCTGCTACAATACGATCACTATTTGTTTCATTAAAGGTCAAGAAATCATGCAATTGTTGCCATTCATCACTGTAAGGGTTAATGCCTACGGCACACTCTGAAGCTAATGGAAACATTGAAAGAAACCGCAAAATAGGTAAGCCATACTTCCGCCATCCATACTGTAATGTAATATCTGCAGCCTGAAAGACACGAACTTTGTCTTTAGTCTTGGCGACTGCCTCGTCTTTAAGACTGGCTTTGAAAATTGGGTAATAACGCTCGCCTTTCAAATAGCGTTCGCGCATAACCTCAAATTCTATTTGAAACAACTCAGGTTCAGCAAAATCGTATTTCGTCGGTTCACCACTCATATGGGAAATTTTCTTACCTTTGAGGGGGTAACCTATGGAAGAGTTAAAATTAATGTGATCTATAAACCTCTTACCTGGTATGCCATTCAAAATTTCATGGTGATCTAAAGGTCTCATATTTTCTCCTTTATTGTATTCAGTCATTAAGGGAATTAAAGGACCAACATAATCATCCATCGCTAATTTAAGTAGCGACGAGTTCATTATCTCGGGATTTCCTGAACTGGCACTTAAAAAGGTATAAAATGGTAAATATCGCTTAGGACCGAACTTAGGTCCAGCATATATATTATCTTCACCGAATATCTCCTCTACCTTACTGCACATGAAAGTGGGTCTAATTTCAGTATAATAACTAGATTGTACATCTATAGTACCTCGTATCACATAGTTGTGCTTATCGACATAACTCACTGGGGCTGAACTAGGTATAATTTCACTAATTTTAATCATAGTTCCTAACCTATTCATATTCATAGGAAAACTGCCACCCGAATGTGGATTGAAGATCTTATGTTTATTTTCAAGATGTTCTAATGCTAGAGTAATCTGGTCTAGCTTCCACATAATGTATGAGCCCTGTTTGGAATTATCATTTCCTGATATGTGAAAACCAACTATCGAAGGTGCTGTGCCATTGCGGATATGCATCATCATACAATCACCACAACGTGGTTCTACATTATATTGTGCACGACCACCCTGAATTGGTACCACTTTACGAGAAAATATACCTGTAGGTATCACATATGAGGTCTCACAATGTTTAACTTGTGCAAACCCGTGTATCAACACACCTCTTGGATCCCTCTTCAAAGTTTTAGTTTCAGCATGGGTCTCTAGGAAGGAGCAATACTTCAATATATTTGGAAAACTACCACCTGAATATATGCGGAAAATACATAAATCTAAATCGCCAACTTGAACAATATCATTGTAATCAAGTGTTGCGGTAAAATGATTTCCACTGGTTCCATCGTGCTTAACAAATCGAAGTTTATATAGCGAACTAGTTTCAGAAGAATAGGGTCGAACATTGGATTTCCTCCATTGTCCAGTTATATCCTTTTCCTCTTTAAAGAAATGAAGCGGACAAGCAAAAATGTTAGATTGTAAAGCAATACAACCTATTGTAGTGCCTGAGTGCTCGTTAAATTCCATAATCATATTCATAACATTAGGAGAGACTCTATTTATAAGTTGGTCTGTGGTCATATTTTCAGTGTGAATATTCCTAATAAAGGACTCGGACGTTTTAGCCCAACAATTCACCTCTTCATCCCGTGAGACGACATCCTCATAAGTTACAGGGTTCAAATTACCTTGTAAAATTTCATCGGGTGTATCATCCGAGGCAGTAACCAAACATTTCCTCAATGTTACGTAAAAAGACTTGAAAGTGCGTATAGCCATTATTGCTACACCTACAGATATGCCAACCTTAAACACTGTTCGCATAGTCTGGTTACACTGTATAGGTGGAATAATGGTTTGTAATGGTGCTCCGCGCAAATCTTCCATCAAATTGGAGTAAGTATAGCGGAACAATACGGTTGCGGATATGCCTCCAACAGCAGCAGTATGTAAATACCAATAGTCGTTCTTTCTACAACATTTCTCCACAACAGCCACACAGCTAGTTGCCCCTAACACGGTAAAACCAGCTACATAATACTTCCACCGATTACACCACATATAAAATCCCCTGTATGCCTCAGTTTCGCGTAAGGAATATGGGATATAATTAGTAATATTCAACCAATGGTTGGTAAGATAATTAACAAAGGCCACTTTAAGCACAGGGCCAAATAATTTTTCTTCCAAATATGTCGGCATAGCACTATTCCAAGTACTCAAAATATATGTCGCAGCTTTCCGCCCCGCGTGTTCGCAACAGGAATCGATCATTCCAAATACATTGCCATCAACACGAGTATCGTAGGATTGAACTTTATCATCCGGTTCATCTGAAACCGGAGGACAAATGCACCTCTTGCAAGGATAAAAACACTTCTTACAATTCCTGTTGCGCAAGCCTGCATCTTTACATGAGTTAACAAAGTTTTTCTGTTCATTGTGGTGTTTAGCAGATTGTTCATTTAAGAAAGCTATAAGTTCGTATATATCCACTTTGTCCAATAATTTACCATTGTGTGTTACCGTGGTAAATCGCCAGTGTTCATTAGTTCCTTGTAAATATCGTTCTACATACCTAACGGTGAACCACCAACAATCTTGAATACCATTTTCACGTAAATTAACAATTTGCTCGTCGTCCACTTTGGAACTATCAAAACCTCTATTGGTGCAATATTGATCCTTAACGAAAACCTCGATATGATACTTCAAACGTCGTACTACAGATATAGGTTCATTAGACCAAATGTGTGCTTCTAATGTTTTTACGTTAGTAGTTACAGCAACTACACTTGGAGTAACATCTATACGTCCTTTCTCCTTAGTATCGGCTTTTGGTGCGTAATAAGGGATATTATTTATAATGCTAATCAAAAGCGAGGCTGGGTCAACCACTGCTTTTTCTGATCTAGTATTACATAAATCATCAACTATAACACCCGTAACATTAGCTTTGTAAGTAGAATAAAATTTATCTGTGGGTTGAATAGTGCATATATGACTATCATCACACGGTTTACCATTAAAATTCAATACATTAGTCATAATCATCTTTGCAACGCATGACTTGCCCACCGAGCTCTGTCCAAAAAAGCACATACTAAATGGAGCTTGTCTTAGCCCGCTAAGTGGTTTAGACTGGTCAAAGTTAACTAACAACTTATATGCCAGTGACAACTTGGTTAACACTAAGCTCCTATAAGTTTTGTCGGTTATGGTAGAAGACAACAATTTTAAAGATTCAATAGTTTCCATAAGCATGGCATGATATTCCTGAATATCCTTACCAGTCTCCTTTTTATATGTACCTATTTGTACGCTATTTATGTACGTTTGTAGGTGTACCATATTTTCGTCAATTTTACCCAACTCAGTTGTGTCAAATAGACGCTCAAAGTTTCCCGTAAAGATATGCATACCAGTGTCGAAAAAGTACAATAACAACTCAAGCAAATAAGTTATAAAATCTGTGCAATTTTCTCCAACTTGATACGCATTAACACTAAATAGTTTTAAATTTTTAACTGTGATATTTATAGGATCTATAAATCCAAAGGCGATACACATAGATAAACCATCTACTACTTTAGAATAAAGTATAGTATTCTTATAGTTAAGTATTTGATTTATGTACTTGCGATAGTTCCCACTATGTGGAACATGGGGCCTATCATCTTTCTTGCAAATGGATTGTATAAATTTATATATACTTTTTGTGAAGCTACCTTTATGGTGCTTTTTAAAAATCTGAATGAGAGCTCCAAATAAAATATTTGGATCATCATTATATAAAATTATATAACTAACGTATATTAAATCTTCTATAATATCGACATACTTATCACAATCAGGAACTAAAAGTTTTACTTTCTCCAAAAGTGGTTGTATATCATCATATGAAAATTTAACACCATTCACGTCTAAACCTTCAGTATCAGGTTTCATGTAATCGTCCTCATCAACTTCGCTAATGTCATCTTCTTTTGAAGTGGTGACAGTAGGGGGTTTTGGACAGGGAACACGTTTGAATAATCCAGAATGAACATTTCGATCTCTCTTTAGTGTGTCTTTATGCTGCATTTCACTCATCAGCATAAAATGTTCCCGTATAATTTCCTCAAATGTCATATCCGGCGTTTTAACCGTGTACCTCATCCGAGATGTGTGACTGTAAGTGGTATAACCATGATAATCAAATGGTTCTTCATCATACTCACACTCGTGGGAATATAACACTTGATAGTAATTATAATCCATAACTCCTGTGCGTCGGTAGTACAACACAGAAGCGTGAGGCTCATCACTATTTAGATCTTGAAAGAGCTTCACTACATCATCAATGCATACCGCACGACGATGCTTCTTCTCAAACCGTACTATGGCTTTAGCGAGCTGAGTGCTCTCAGCGCCATTAGTACAGTGCTTGGCGTAGTATATGTCCTTACTAGGCGATTTGGGCACGCCTTTAGCGCGCTTGACGCAGATTTTATAACGATCATCTGTATCCTGCTTGTTAGCCCTTTTACTAGCGGCTTTGTTCAAAAGTGTTGGTCTCTCTCCAACTTCGTTCACGCTCTCCCCGTTAACTGCTTGCGAGTCAAAAGAAATCTTCATGGTTAATGAAAGAAAGTTTTGAGCGTAAACAATCCGCAATAAGTTCAATACAACATTACAATACCATTACAACCGAAGCTAAAGCTATTACGGTGGATTGTATAACATCAAGGATATATTATATGTTTGCTTATTAGCACATAATCAAGTTACCCTCAAAAGATTTACGCTGTTTAGCCAAAACACTGGTAGTGTCCATCAATGGGACCCCGCAACCCTCCATCGGGTTGTACTCTCGGTTATCTATGGCATCAAGCGCACCTCGATCTACTATCACTAAACCTGTTTACTAACAATTCGGATGGATAGTCCCATATAACATAAGTTTAATCGCGCTAACGTAGGGGTACTATGTTATCAGAGGTTACATAGACGTTAGCTAAATCATATATGCATCCACACTTAGCGGTGTGGTCCGTGGCCTTTCTCGTCGGCTCTACATAATGAAACGACCTCTATTTATACAATCTCCTATAATTAAACGGAGATAATAAATAAAGCAACATTATATCTAGCTTATCGAAAATTGTCCGACAAACAAGATCATGTCGTATAAACAACTAAGTTGTCTAAATAAGGGTTATACCAACCCAAGAAGGCCAAATATATTGGCCAAACTTTACCTATTAGCACGTATGTGCATATATATAGGTCACGGACTCGATATAAATCGGTTACCGTCGTTGTGGTATTTCGTACTCACCCTAGCTCCAAACCAAGGAGTGGTGATTCGTCAAACCTGTAAGATTCCTTTGTTCAAAATATAATATAAAAGGGGCAAGACTGCCCCAATTAACTATAAATCAAACGTGC